CCGCCGTATTTTGTGCTACTGAATCTACGCTAGACATGGCTGCTCCTTATTTGTTGTATGTGCCTGATACTGGTTGACCGCCGTTAGTAGCAAACAATGTAATCGTTGGTGTGCCAGAAAGCACATTAGCGCGTACATTGTAGCCGTCAGCGATGAACAAGCCGCCAGTATTGTTTGCCACAACAACAGCCCAAGTTGCATTGCTGATATTGCCGTCAGTATCGGTGTTTAACTCGATTGTGACATTGGCAGTAGGAGCAATGTAGTAGATGCCGGCTGGCATAACAACAGTAGCGTTACCAGCAGCATAGGCTTGAAAATAGCCAGATGCCGCGTTAGTTGCTACATTCGATACTAGGATTTTATTGGAAGCTAATGACATGGTTTATCTCCTTAGATAGAAAGTGAGTTGTAACCGGTCACTTGTGTCATTGACTTAGGCTTGGTATTAACCAATTCCGCAATCATTAACACAGCACCAACATAACCAATCTGCCAGTTAGGAAGAGTGGACTCAAATCCTGTAAATACGAACGAACCTTGGTCATGGATGTACAGAGACAAGTAGTTAGTATTCAGGAAGTACACAGTACCTTCAGGGCAATATGGGTCTGGATAGATTGGAACACCAGCGACCATCAAAGCGCGGAAAGCAGCTTGAGGACCATTGGAGTCGCTATCAAAACCATGACCGGGGGTGATGACATACTGTTCTTGACCTACGAAGTCTTGAGCAAGCAATGTCCATGTACCAAATCCGCAAACACCAAAGCTAGGCATTTCAGCGCCGTTTTTAACGGTACCAGAAATGTATTGCAAGATGTTTTGACGGGTTGGGTTTACACCACCAGCGGCATATTGCTTAGACTGCCACCATGTGTAGGCGCTACGGCTGATATTACCGTAAGTACCAGAGCTAGAAACGGCTGCTGGAAGACCGATAAATTGTTGATTGTTTGTAGTGTTGGTGTACAAAGCAGTTGCCATTGCATCCATCATTACATTGGTTGCATCGTTCATACGAGCTTCAATCAATGGAATGATTGCTGCGTCTTGCTGAACTGCACCTTCCATACCGAGGAACGGTACTGGAGCAATCATCAATTTCAAGTCAAATTCAGCATTGAAAGCACCTTGCTGGACTGAAGGCTGGTTGAATGAACCAGAATAGTCAGACCATTGGGCGTTCACAAATTGCGAACCCTGAACTGGAACGGTTACTGAGGATACACCGCCTGAAGCTGATTGACTGTTAGCAATCAACGCAGCCATCAATGGTGTGCTGTTATAAAGCTGTACTACGAGTTTGGGAATAAAAGCCCGGCGTGTAACATAAGTCAACTCATTATATTGACTTGTGCCTGTTGCCGGAACAATCCCTCCGCCTATTGGCATAATAAATCTCCGTTAAAAGTAAATATCCCCATTTACTGCGTCTTAAAAACCAATTGGTTTCGGATTTCTCCGAAGTTCCGCTAATGCTTTTGAAGCCTCATCTCTAGCTGCGCCAACTGGGTTCTTATAGTATTTACCTAGGTCGAACTTGCTGACTGCGCTTGGATTGTAGCCGGTAGGTGTTGGTTCAGCGGATTGCTTCATCCAGTCCCAATACTCTGCGGCAACCTCGTGATTCGTAATACCTTTTTCAAGCATGACTTTTTCAATCTGCTCAATATCTTCATCAGAACTCGCCAAGCCTTTTTTCATTAGCTTGTTACGGCGCTTATTAAGGTCTTCGATAGCATCGCGCTCTCGCAACTGTGCCTCTAATGCCTGTACGCGTTTTTCAGACGCGGAAGCCACTCTATTTGTGTAATCCTCAATCTCTAATTCAGGAATATTCAAATCTGGCTTGGCTTTTTTGGTCAAGCGCAAAAATTCCTTGCGAGTATCAGGATTCTCAGACAACTGTTGCGCTAGCGCAGCCAATTGGTCTCTTGCTTCAAACGATAGGTCTTCTAAGCTCATAATTTATCCCCTTTTCTGATTTAGATTACTTTTTTGCCATCGCCGGGCTTTTGAACTTGCATCTTGTTCTTAGGTCCGGTTTTGATTGGGCTATCTAAACCACCAAGCTGTGAAAAGCGTGGAGTGTTAGTAATAACGCCGTGTTGTTGCGTATTGTCAGTAGGACGGCGAGGTTGGCTCGCGCCTCTTGGCTTAAATAAATCCATGATTTCTCCTTATTGAGCTGGACTCGGTTGAGGTGTTGGACCCGCCGCCGCCATTGCTGGCATTGGAGGCATATTCGGTACTGCCGGTGCTTTAGACATTGCTGTACCTTCAGGCGTTGCACCACCAGCTTGAGGCAAGTTTTGAAGCATCTGCAAAATTTCAGATTGCTGCAACTCTTTAGTTTTGCCCTTACGAGGACCGATAACTTTGTTTATTACATTAATGGCATTAAGAATTGCTTTACCTTCTTCGCTATCTGAGCCAACGGAAGGAAGCGCTTGTTCTAACAAGTCTTGAGCCATTGAAAGGTTTACCATTGCGCCTTCTTTGTTACCCATTTTAGGTTCAGGCGTTGACATTGGTGTACCCATTGGAGCGGTAGAAGAATCCGACATACCGTTTGCCTGTGGTTCAGGCGTAATATTTGGAGCTGGCGCCCCGCCGGGTTGTTGGTTTTTAATCAACTCCATCATTTTATCTGGTGGAACACTCATATATTTCCTTAATTAACAGTTAAATACTATTTATTCTAACTATCACAAATTGTCAAGTGGGGAGGTTTATTTAGTTTCCTCCTCCCCGTAGGACTTGTTTGGTCACCCAAAGCAATCCTTACGGATTACTTGCGAGCTTTACGACCTTTACGCTTTGTACGCATTTTCATCTCCAATACAGAAGGCGGCGACCTATTTATAGGGTAAGGAAGCCACAACCCTTTCTCCCGTGAAGGAAACCTTATCTACGAGTCTTCCGACTTTTTTTATAGCTTTTATGCATCATAATCTCCTAAAAAATTATCCCCTACCTAATTCTCTACCAGTTTTACGGGTATCTCTACCAGTAAATGTTTTAATACCTTGTACACGATACTGCAAATTTGCTGGAGCAGAAGTCTCACGCAATGAGCTAGTGCTTACCCTAGGTTGGTCCGCCTTAGGAGATACCGTTCCTCTAGTTGCCATTAGGTTATTCTTCCTCTTTTCTTACCTTCACCACGATATTTTCGAGGACCAGTATATTTTTGAGGTTTTTTTTCTTCTTTTTTTTCTTTGTTTGCCATTATTCGCCTTTCGGTTCTTTTTTCGGTTTACCGCCTTCAGGCTTTGGCTGCGCTGGTGTTGCTGAAGCGGCGCCTCCTGCCTGTGCCTGTGCTGCATTTTCTTCGCGTTTCTTTAATCTGTCTTTGAGCAATTCTTTCATTGGAGGCTCAAGCAAGTCAAGTAAAGATTGCTTATCAATAGCTTGCGCTTTAAATAGATTAAATGCAAGAGAGCGCAAATCTTCAGTAAAGATTGGACTATTAGAGTGAGCGTCCACTTTAACCACAAAGTCTTTAGTAAATTGCTCTGCAATAAATTTGTTGCCGTACTCATCAGAAAAGTGAGTATTGTCATAGGCTTGCATGAGCTTGAGATATAGCGTTGCGACCTTCTCTAAACTATCTTCAACAATGAGAGCGCGTTTTTTAGCGCGGCTTGAACCAAGTCTAGCCAACTGGCTTGCGTGTCCAGCGGAGCGTACACCTTGCTCGCCACGACCACTAAGAACGCTACTGATACCGCTGGCTTCAGCAAACATCGCATCGACTTCATGTATTACCTCAAAAAGTTCTGGCGGCATATTAGGCGAGAGCCTGTCCACTTTGCTGTTAGGCATATCGTTAGACACAAAAGACCCTGCGCGCTGGAAAGCAAATGCTTTCTCATCGGTAATGCCAGTAAAGCCAGTAAATACGGTTGGTGGGTTTACTTGTTTAGAAAGCAAATCCAATACCTCTGTCATACGGTTGTTACGCAATCCTTGTAACTGTACAAGGCGCTGAACCTCTGACAAGCCCCAGTAATAATCAAACTGAGGGTTAGGAGTAATCTGAACAAAAGGACATTCGCCCTTTAGAAATAAAGACGCGCCCGGACGGTCATAAATAACTATATCGGGGTCTGCCATTGTTACTACTTGATAGTCTTGAGTATCGTCATTCCATACCCAAAGTTCGTGCATTTTGATTGTGTCTTCAGCTACCCGAGCTTTATAACGATTCATGCCAGCTAAGTCTAAATCCACATTACCGTACATCTCAGGTTGAGACTGTGACATGATAATTCGATTAACGCCTTCAGGAACTTCATCGGTTTTAGCATGATAGCCTGAAGTGACTCGCTTAACAATTTGCTCGCGCTTAGGATGCTTGTACAGTCTGTTGTACAACTCGCTGCGAGTGATGTAATAAATTTGAACAATAGCTTCTTGTCTATCGGATTGCGGGGTATCTTCTCGCAATACACCCATAGATGACGGCTCAATCATAAACGGATGAATACCGTTGTTCATCACCAGTTTTACATAAGTCGTGTTGAACACTAAAGCCCATGTCAACGCCAAGCTAAACACTTGGTCTGCATTAGAATTAAGCCACTCATCATTGAGGGCGCGAGTTAGTGTTGGGACTTTAATTTGTTCTAGCGTTGGTACCGCAGCGCCAGTATTGATTGAGAATCGTGTTGTTTCTGCCGAGTATAAAAAGCTGGTAAGCTGGTCAATATGCGGATAAATCTTATTAAAGATTGCCGGACCCTCATCTGGACCATTGCCAAACAAGAACCATGAACGCAAAGATGAGTAATCCGCTTTGCGCTCATCTATCGAAACTAGACACTTTTGAATTAAATCAAGATAAAAAATTTCTCTAGCTTCGTTGTTCTCTGGGATTCTCATTTACTTTTTCACAGTAAGGTTCTCATGGTCTGCAATATAACTTGCCGCTTTAGGTCCCGTCAAGTTGCCAGCATCTTTTGGATTGAAACCAACGGACTCTCCGGCTACTGAACGGAACTGATTTCCTCCCAGTATAGACCCCATATTCATTCCGCCTTTGCCGCCCCAGATTGCCGAGTCCCCCGGGCGCGCTTCGCGCTGCTTTGCTTCGGCTGCGGCTTTTTCGTGTTCGAGCTGCTTTTTGCTGGTTTTGTTTTTGCGCGTGAAGAAGCCGGCTTGGTTTTCTCCTTCGCGGGTTGACTTGATGTTTGACATATCAAAGTCCATAGCCAGTTGCTTAACCGTTTTATCATTTTTCCTAGTCCTTTGTGACATTAATGCTGGAGCTTGTAAAAAAACCAGCATGACTTCTGCTGCACACCCTTTCATTGGACATTGAGGCTTTCTAGCCTCAAAGTACCCATGCTTCTCACACTTATAGTCGTTGATTACCGCCATTGTTATCTCCCCTTCAGTTGCTCGTCAAGTGTTTGATTCGTATAATCGTTCATATTGCTTATACCCACCCTAATCTTAATCTCTCCGTTAATCACTTGCAAGCCCGTTGTTCTAGCCATTCTAGGTTTGGCTTCTCTGCGGAACTCTACAAATTTTGTTCGGTCTTTGTTTTGCATGATGGCTACTTCGCCTCGTATCCATGCGTCATAGCCCTTAGACACCCGGCGCTGGAGGTACTCGCCCATGTTTTCAGTCTCATAGATAAAGACATCTCTCATGTGCGCCTCGTTGACTCCGCAGACATCGGCAAACAAGTTAATGCTGATACCGCGATTGGGGTCACGCAAGAATTTACCAATAATCCTACGCAGCTCTTCTTTGGTTCTAACTTTACGGGTTTCCATAGACACCAATGCGTTTTAAGTAATTGCTCACATTCTTTCCAACTGCAATTTCTTCAGGGGTATGGTCTTCTTGGGCGCG